ACCGCTTAGTTTACAACAGAAAGAAACAGCTAAACAAACAGGGAATGGCCCTTGTGCAAGCTGAAGCCTTGCTTAACCAACGAAAAGTATACTTTAAAACGAACATTTATCTGAAACCTGAACACTGGGATAAACAAACTTCTCAAGTGTGTAACCATCCTCAGGCGAATGACCTGAACACAATGCTATTCGAGTTTATTTTACACTTGCAAGCCATTGAGTTATCCTTATGGAAGCGCGGCATTCCTGTAACGCTATCACTACTTAAAGATGCGATAAAGAAAGACAAGCCGGTCAATGTCACTTTCCCCGTATTTGCCAGAACCTATATTCAGGAATCCGACCGTAAAAGAAGTACCAAAGAGAACCTGATGACAACGATAACCGTACTTCAGGAATTTCGTCCGGGGATAGATTTTAAGGATATTACCTATACTTTTTTAAGGGATTTTGAAGTGCATTTGAAAGAGAAAGGAAATAGTGTCAATACGGTTGCAAAACACATGAGGCAGTTACGTACATTAGTGAATGAAGCCATTAATCAGGGTTATATTCCTTCCGATGCCTACCCCTTCCGGAAGTACAAGATAAAGCAAGAGAAAGGGCGGAAAGAGTTCCTAACCCCGGATGAGTTGAAGAGGCTGGAGAACCTTGATGTGGACAAGAAGCTCCGCCATGTACTCGATGCCTTCCTGTTCTGCTGCTACACCGGCCTGCGCTATTCCGATTTCTGCCAGCTTACACCTGAGAACATTATTCGTGTGAATGGTAAGCGGTGGCTTTATTTCAAGTCTGTCAAAACAGATGTGGAGATAAGACTTCCGCTACATCTTCTGTTTGAGGGTAAGGCATTGGCTGTATTGGAACGTTACGATATAGTAACTGATTTTGCTAAAATCGGACCCAATTCAGAGGCCAATAAGTATCTTGCCCAATTAGCTGCCTTTGCCAGGATAAGGAAGCACATAACCTATCACACGGCCCGTCATACTTGTGCGACCCTGCTTGTGCATCAGGGCGTTCCGATTACCACCGTCCAAAAGCTGCTTGGTCATGCTTCAGTCAGAACTACGGAGGTGTATTCAGAGGTTCTTTCTAATACAATAATACGTGATTTGAAGGCTGTAAAAAGGAAGAAAAAAACATCTGATTTTAGCCGTGTGGTAGAATGTGGGTAGATTTTATAGGTTCTACTGATATTCTACTGCCATAGTTTGGCAGCCCTTTCCTGGTAAGATATTCCCTACTCATAAATTTCTTGTTTACTTTCGCTGAAAAGTGATTGTAAATGAGTATATTTGTCATGTTTTATTGGTTAACGCCCATGAACGTGTCTTTAACAGGATGCGTTCGTGGGCGTTTTTTGTTTAATTAAAAAAGTTCGTAGATGAAAAAGAAACTGATTGTTTTGGCTGTTGTGGTGGCCGTGATTGTAGGTCTGCTGGCTTATTACCAGTATGTACCGTTTTGGGCAAGCATTGTGAGTACCGGTGCGTTTATTGCCGGCATTCTTCTCGGTTGGAATGCCAAGGGGTGGAGTGATAAACATGTAACGGGGATGAAGGTATGATGGAGGAACTGAATGAACTGTTCAACATCACCGGCGGGATAGTTACTACTATCCTGCTTCCTCTTTTCGGTGTGTTCATGTTCTATGATTCAAAGAAGCGCAAGGCGGCTGCGGAAGCGAGAAAGGCGGAAGCTGACAATATCACCTTGTATGCTGCTGAATGGAAGGAACTGTACGAGAAAAAGGAACACAGGGTAGTGGAACTTGATTCCAAGATAGACCAACTTTATGCCGAGAAGAATGAAGACCGCCAGCGTATCCGCGAGTTGATTGAAAAGAACACTACACTGGAGATAGAGAAGATAAAGCTGGAAGCAAAGCGGTGCGATGTCCGGGGATGTAGCGGGCGGAAGCCACCGAGCGATTATTAATTCACGGGAAGGAAGGTGTTTCGCAACAGCTCCCTTCCCTTTTTAGCATAAACTTAAAGTTTAAACAAAGGCTTCTGCAAATGTAGAATGATTTTTATTAAGACCAAAAGTAAAGGAGGAAAATAAGAATGGCAAATGTGAATGAATTTGCACCGTTTATCCTGAAGTGGGAGGGCGGTTTCGTGGATGACCCCGTAGACCTTGGCGGAGCGACTAATATTGGGGTAACTATCGGAACATGGAAGTCGTGTGGTTACGACAAAGACGGTGACGGTGATATAGATGTGGACGATTTGCACCTGCTTACCCGTGAAGATGTTGTTAGCCGGGTACTTAAGCCGCATTATTGGGACAGATGGAAAGCTGATTTGATAAAGAATCAGTCTGTGGCGAATATTCTTGTTGATTGGGTATGGGCATCCGGTGCGCATGGAATAAAGATACCGCAGCGGTTGCTTGGTGTTTCTGTAGATGGTATTGTAGGTCCTAAGACCATTGCTGCAGTAAATGCCAGGAACCCGCGTGAACTGTTCGACATGATTAAGATAGCTCGGTTTGACTTCATTGAGGATATTTGTTGCAAGCGGCCGGCAAACAACAAATTTAAACGGGGGTGGATGAACCGGATTAATGATTTAAGGTTTGAGCCATGAAAGCATTGTCGTGGCTATTGGTTGTATTGCTGGCAATCTTATCCGGATGTGCCACTCCTGAAAATGTTGACAGGAATGTACAGATAGACTATTCCAATGGTTTACATCAGATGCAGAACCGCATGGATTCATTGCTGTACAATATGCAGTTGATGCAGAAGGAGACGAACGAGAAGTTATCCAATTTGAAGTTGGAGAATAAAACCGTCTATCTTTCGGTCCCTGACAGTACAGGCAGGCAATATCCGACAAGTGTTAGTCAGACTACTGTTAACAAGGAGGAGAAAGAACACAAGACTACTGATATGAGAACAGAGGCAACTTTGAAACAGCTCATTACCGAAGTTGACGAATTGAGGCAGCAGTTTAATGCTGCCACTTTGAAAAAAGAAAAGGTGGAGGAAGTTTCTTGGTGGCAACTGCATAAGGTTGATGTGTATGCAATCCTATTGGTTGTATTGCTTTTGGTTTATCTTATATATAAGGTGAGAAAAAAAAGTCTATCTTTGTGACGTAGATGTTGTGCTTATCGTTTCAGATAAGTGTTGCCCCGACTGGAAAGTTGGGGCTTTTTACATTACAATCCACCAATGAAATGCTTTGTTTCTTCATGTACGGTTAAAGAAGACCCCTGAAGGTATTTATTGGTTGTGGATATATCGGCATGTCGAGCCTGATCACGGGCTACTACTATTCCTTCAGCATTTGCCAAATCTCGGATGCCGGTATCCTTTAGGCTATAAAACTGATAGTTACTCGGCCATTTTAAAAATGCCCTTACCTTGTTGAAATATTCTCTGAAGATGCGTGAGTCTGCTTTACAGGCATTGGGTCTGAACTGTTTTCCGAATAGGTAATAGTGTGTTGGATTATCGAATATCTCCAGTTCTATCATCATTTTAATTACTGTATCATTCAGACCTACCATACCATCGCGTCTGTTTTTACTGATGGTGGAAGATATGAATACTTTCTGTTCTTTGATGTTTATGTCACTCAAACGTATGTTGCTTAATTCGTCCGGGCGGATAAATGTGTAGTATTCCATCATGCAGGCCAGTAGAAAGCTCTTGTTCGTTTCTGTTAGGTATTCTTTTAATCTTATTAAATCAGATGGAGTCAATGCAGAACGATGTTTTTCCCCCTCTACTAAGGGCTTGATTCGTTCGGTTGGATTGTTGTCTATATACTTTTTCTCTTGTAGCCAGGTGCAAAACGCGGATAGCCAAGTGCGGTAGTTATTCCTGGTTCTGGCCGTTGAGTCCCTATCCAGCAATATGTAATCTAAGAAGTCACTAATGTATGATTGGTCAAATTGGTATATATATATAATAGGAATGGCTTTGGTTGTATTGTACTCAAGTAACATATTCATTCTCGATTGATAATCATAGGCTGTTTTCTTTTTTAGGGTATTGTTGCTTGTGAGTTTCTCAATATACCTTATATATAATGAGGTCACCTCTGAGAATTTGGAATATTGGCGTTCCGTTGATGCTTCTGCCCATGGGTTCCATCCATTCCGAAGACGGGTTGTTGTATTAGCGATGATTTCTGCTGCTCTTTTTTTGCGGTCTGAAATTTTTTCAATGGAGTCTAACATGTATTTTT